GTACGGTTGTGTGTTTTCAACAACCGCAGCAGCGTTTTCTGGATTAATCTTCCAGTCTTCTTCCAAGTCACGCTCTTTAATAGGAGTGATGGTGTAAACAGTTGCAGCCATCTTTCCTGTGCGAGAAATCGCCCAGTAACCCTTTGTAAGAGGTCCTTGAGGTGAGAAGTGCGCAGCATGTAGAGCCTGATACAAACGAGAACCTGCAATTAACATTTGACGCTGAGGTCCTTCTTCAGCACTAAAGTTAACAACAGAAAATGCTCGTTTATTTTCTGGCTTACTTCCAAGCTTTACGCATAGCGGGTCGTTAGCTCCAAGAGAAACGTATGAACGCTTTCCTGAAGTCTTTTGATTAAGGAAGTGTTGCTTATAGATAGCAAAGGGACCGTCTTGGTCCAAGAACTTGAAAACTTGAAATTCGTTTTCAATCAAACGTGTCTCTACAGGAAAATCTCCCATAGCAGTAGTTAGTTTTTCAGCAGCATCCCATCCTGATAGAACAACATCATCAGAAGAGGACTTGGTAGTTGATTGAGCAGGACGCTCATCGATTGATTCATCAGCCACATACGCATTGGCATCTGGGGCAGTTTGTTGAATAGCCATTTGGCATTTCTCCTTAGTTAGTTTCGGTTGTGCGGATTTCATTCCACACCTCGGTTATCTTGTCTGCAAGATTCCGGTGCGTAGATAATTCTACTCTATCCGCGTGTAGCAGTCCAGCCGAGGCAAATATTTTTACCACGGCATCCACCATCGCTTTACTGTATAGCCTTCTACCAACGTAGGTTTTTCCATTTTTACCTACAGTATCTGGCATTCGGTAAGGTGATTGTGGAAACTTACCTTGTTCCATCCATTTACGCAAGGTTTTAGGTGAGCGGTTTATGGCTTTAGCTAAAGACCCTAATGTATATAGTTTTACTTTTTGTCCGTTTATGAACTTTTCAAAGTACTCGTCTTCCCAAGGCACAACTTCTACCGTAGGTTTTTCTGGGACGGGTTTACGACGTTTGCGTTTGCTTCCCGGATAGAAAGCGTCTAATTCGCCAAAGGTCTCTTCAATAAAGTCATTAGGCAATTTACTTCTCCAAAATCAAAGCCCAAGTAACCTTCTCTGGAAACATTGAATCAATGTCAGAGTCGGTCAGTAGTCCTTCATAATATGCAGCCATAATTGCATCTTCATCTAAAACTTCTACAGTTTTAACACAACGTTCTTTTAAAGATTTAGATGTAAGAACCGTGTCTGCTCTTTCTTCGTTAAAAACTTTAGAAGCACGACGTTGTTTAACAATAGACTTAGTACCAGTTGTTTCTTCATTAATTGGAAAAACAATATGGCCTTTATCTGTAGGCTCTCCATAGTTTTCTGCAACAGCAAAGATACGACCTTTAATGTCGTCTTTTCTTTTATTTAGGGAGTCTATTTGGTCTTTAAGAGCTACGTACTGACGTACTTCACCTTTTACTATTTCTAACTGCTCATCAAGTAGAGCATCTACATTATTGTCCTGCATTTGTACCTCCTATTAGGTTGGTACAAACTTAATCAGGTAGTTACCCCTTGTCAACCCCAGATACATAGTTATTCAAAGCTTCGATAATAACGCTGGTGACTGTGACCTCTTCTAGGGCAGCTTTCTTCTGGACAGCTGTCCACAGCTCGTCAGATACGCGGATAGTACGCGTTGGGGTCTTAGGTGCATTTGGCATTAAACTATTTTAACAGGAATAAAACCCTATTTTCCGCCCCAACCGCTCCCTTTAAATATTAAACCAGGAGCTGAGTAGATTTTAGACATCATAACCTGACATCTAGGGCATCTCATTTGAGCGTCCTCGTGAATAGAGAATTCTCCAGTGCCATAGGCTTCACACTCTTCACAGCGAAATTCGTAGGTTGGCATGGGAGTACTCTACACCGAACTGTCTAGTAAAAACTTTTTAAGGCTACTAATTGTTAAATCAACCCCGCCTTTATCGTTTATACCTGTGCCGTCTAAAACAGCCGAAGCTACAGCGTTTTTTTGTTGTAGGGCTTCATATTGCCTTACCTCTATAGAACCGCTTACAAGGATGTCTTGGATAACGATTGTGGACCACTCTGAAGACGCTCTGTTGATTCGTCCGTTCCTTTGAGTAGCCAAGCCAGAAGACCAGGGAAGGTCGTAGTTGATAAGAAGATTAGCAGATGGTAAGTCAACGCCATAGCCCCCAGCGTCAGAGCTAACGAGAACCCTAACATTAGGAGAAGTATTAAATTCAACTTTGTGTTCCTCTTTAGTTTTAGAGTCTATCTGTCCAGAGTAGACCCTGCATATATCAGGACCAAGCCTATCAACAATCTTGTCAAGCATCTCTACGTAAGTACAAAAAATAACAAGTTTATTAGACTCGTCTTGTTCTAGAAAATCTTTAGAGTAAGCAACTAGCATGTCGAGTTTAGTCTCAGGCATAGACTCTAAAAGACCTTCGTCATCTAGTTGAGCCGCATACGCAGAACCCTCGCCTTTAGCTAATCTAAACTTATTAGCGCTTGATTTAATTAAGTTTGGAGAACAGCACAGCATCTTTAAACAACCAATTTTAGACATAATTTTGCCACGAAGCTCGTCTCCTTGATTCCACTGACTTTCGTAACCGTAGTGAGCAAGAAGATTAAAATTAGCGCCAAATAACGTTTGAGCATCGTCTAGGTCTATAAGTAGGTCAGATAAAATTCTGGAATACAACTTTGCTGACTTTCTATCTAATACCACTTGAAGAGGTTCTTTATATAAAGCATCTGGCAGATACGGAGCAACATCTGCGTCTTTTTGAGATTTTCTAACACATGCCTCTTTAAGTCGCTCATGTAAAGTGTTTAGGTTTCTATACCTATCGACTCCACCCCATGTGTTACGCACAATAAAGGCTGTATCAAATATGTCAAACCTACCTAAGACTGACTGGTCTACAAACTGCATAATGCTAAACAGTTCTTCCGGTTTTCCATTTTCAATAGGAGTTCCAGTTAAAGCAAACCTATACGGAGCATCTGACAGTTTTTTTACAGCTTTAGAACGTTTAGACCTAAAAGACTTAATAGCGGTAGCTTCGTCTAAAACAACAAATCCTTTTGGTAGCTTTTGAATAAACTTCCAATCATTAACTACTTGTTCGTAATTAAGTATTACGTAATCTATTTTTGTGTCTTTCCAACGATAAACCTTGTTGTACTGAGCTTCTCTTTGTTTTGGAGTTCCGTCAATGACAATAGCTGTAGACGTTCCCTCTGTAAACTTTTTAATTTGGTTAGCCCATTGATATTTAATACTTGATAAGCAAACTATAATTCCAGGCTCAGTTACCTTTCCTTCATCCATTAAACGTTCTAAGGCAGCAATAGTCATAATAGTTTTGCCTAAACCTAAGTCGTACGCAACAAGCATTTTTTTGCGCTCGCACATTCGGTCAACTGCTTCTGGTTGATACGGTAGTAAAGTTCCTTTAAAAGTCATACGATTGCCTTAAGTCCGTGAAGACAATGCTTTGCAGTTTCTAATCCAGTAAGTATCTCTGCCTTACTCATACCGCCTACATCTTTCATAGTTGTAGCCGAGTAATTAAAGAACCAAGCTTCAAAACTTAACGACACGGTTAGGTCAAGCATCTTCTGAGCAGCAAGTTTTCCAGCGTCATCATTATCAAAAGCAAAAACAATCTGGTCAGCGCTCCTGATGAGGCTGATTTGTTCCTTAGAAACTAAAGAACCAAATGTAGCGACCCCACCAGAAACGCCAACTGAAGATAATCTAACTACGTCTAGAGGAGACTCAACAACAATAAGCCTGCCACCATCGTACCTGCGAAAGCCAAAAAGAGCTTTGCTTTTTTCCACTCCCGTAGGGTAATTCTTGAAGTAACGTTTGACATAACCTTTCTCCTGCCACCCCATGAGTTTGTTGGTAAAAGGGTTACGTATGGGCGTAATCCAGTTGTTATGTTTGGGGTCCCACAACACTTCATGTTCTCTAGCTGACTCTAACTTAAAACCGCGAGCGGCGAGCGCTTCAGCAGGAGGGTCAGTGAACAAAGCTAAACGAGCCTCTGATATCTCTACAACTTCTTTAAATACAGGTTCTTCTTTCTTCTCTGCTCTTTCCATAACTAAAGATAAATCTTCGTTTTCTAAATAAAACCAATCTTTAGCGTCTGCGTAATCAACCTGTTTAACGTCACAAATTAAAGACATCAAACTTCCTTTGTATCCGCAACTAAAACAAATATGCGCCCCTGTGTCAGCGTTTATGTACCATGAAGGATTGCTATCTTCTTTTCCTTTAATAGTTTTATGGCCAGGACAATAGGACTGAATTTCACTACCTCTTACAGAAACAACTTCAAGCCCTAATCTAGATAGGACTGTCTCCATCTCTTCTAATCTCATAGGTCATCTCCAGACAACTCTCTAAACTGACCCGTATTCCAATCCCAAAGCAAAGAAGTCTCTGTAGGACCTGAGTTACGAGCAGCAAGTACTTTAAGAATTCTAGTGTCGTCTACGGTGTCATCTTCTCGTTCCAAACCAAACAATACATCTGCGTCTTGGAAAAAGGAAGAGGAGTAACCAATAGAATCTGTTGTTACCTTGCCCTTACGCATCTTCCATTGAAGTACTTGAGTAGAAACAACTATTGGCTTATCTACTCTTTGTGCTAATCGTTTTAGAGAACGAGTGATGTTAGTAAGAGCTAACGGAGTGTTTGCCTCACCGCTTTGTTCATCAATCATCAAATAAACAC